CTGACATAGAAGAACTCATACGTCCAGCCCCACCTCTAGCGGGATCAGACCAATGAATAACTGTACGAATTTGGGCACCAACATTGGGAACAATCTTTGAAAACTTCAAACCTTTTATCTTCCCTTTCGTTAGTTCGTTAGCACAATCATAAGTCCAGATACGGTTTTCACCTTTAGGATCAAAATTCTTAAGTTCTTGAACTTTACTATTCAATGATCCATTCAAAATATAGGAACTATCTGGAAGAGATATAGTATAATCTTGTTCAGGAAAATAAAATGTAACAAGTTTAGGTCTCACACTTTCACAGTGATCACCAAAATATATACGATTATGGCGCACAAAACCACCACTATACTCATTATTGTCCCAATTCACAATACAAACAGAACTATGTTGAGGTGTTTTAACAATCTTCATTTTCTGTTTTCCCATACTTTCAGACTGATATCCTGAATCGGAGTCAGAATCTTGTGGTTCAGAATAAACATATTCAGAATCTGTATCTGAATGAGTCACTCGTTTCTTTAGAGATTCTTTAGATTTAGCCACAACCTTATCACCACGCATGGGATGTTGAAATGGACAATTCGAACGTTGACATGACGAAGCCTTGTTGCATTTACGTTTAGCAACAGCTTTCTTGACTTCGTCAATATCATGAATTCTAGTACAAGTCTTATCTTGACATCCATCTTTCTTAGTCACCATATGCCAACAATATGAGGGAGGGCGTTCTTTTCGGGCTTCTTTCAATCTATCAGGCCTTAACAAAGTATCAGCTGCTTTCTGTCCCATTTTATTTCCAAAACCCTGGATCATAGGCAAAGCTGCTTGAGGCCAAAGGCAATAAAGAAAACCGGTCCATAAAGCTTGCCATACAAAGGCAAAAGCTGCAGCATGACCGGCTTCACGCTCCTTCAACATAGCTTCATGCATTTTGTTATATAAACGTTTTTGACGAGATTCAAGACCAAATTCTTGATACATATCTTGTTTACTAAGATCATACTCTCGTCTCGCTATATCACCAGCTCGAGCCATACTACCTCCATGTTGGAGCATCTTAAGACCAACAACAGCAGTACCATCTTTTGCTCGATAACCTCTAAACATATCATTAGCAGTTGGAGGGCCACTTAAATCTTCGGTGGCACGATCAAACCAAGCATTAAAATCTCTAGCTGTTTTTTCCTGATCTTTCAATCGTTGTTCATCTGAACGATAATAAGCAGAACGGTCTTCCATTTCACGACCATGCTTACGTTCCCATTGCTCAACCCTTTCATCTGAATTTAGATCATTTTCAGCTTGATCATAAGCCATAAGAATTGCAAGCATTTCTCCACGAACACGTTCTACAATTTCCGAAGCTTCAGCATCGTTATTATCTCCAATCATACCCATAAAACCTGGACTTTCTTTACGATACAATCGTGGTTTTAAAATTTTTTTTTTTCCAGGATACATACGAGCATAAATAAGATAAATGGCAATAATGACAAAACCTAGAAGGCCAGCAGCTGTAACCTTACCAAGAGTGGTAAGTTCAGTTTTTAAAGCTGCTTTAACACCCTCTTTATCAGTTTTCGGGTCTTTAGTAAAACGATAAAACCAGACGCCATCACCACCTTGAGCTTCAATCTCGGTGATATATGGTTTCATATAGACAGCACATTTCGCATGTTCATCACTATCCACATGAGTCGTCCATGCGCCATTACTTACACTAGCACCTAGGTATACATTGCAAAGTATACACCAATTAGGATGGACGGGCATGGAATTAACAGCTGGTGACGGTAACATAGGGAATTTGCCTCTAGATGTATGTTCAACAGATGTACTATGTTTTTTCTTAATCTCAGAAATTCTACATGCGTAACATCCATCGAATTTAGCAGCGGTTCTAGGAACTTTTGAATAATCTTCAGTTAACCATATTCTAGATTTAATAGACAAATCAACATCATCACCACTAACCTTCTGGTCTTGTTTAGATTCAGAAGGTTTAACAGGTTGTAACATTTGATCAAGTTGATCTGGCATAACTGGTACACCTTTATCAACAAAAATGTTCAGATCAGGATTCATATCACGAATCTCTTGAACATGTTTTTCCGCTGCTTCCAATTCCTCTTTCAACTCTTTACTCGACTTTATTCCAACACATTTCATCAACTTCATAACAAGTGAGAATTGTGAAAGATAACTTCCAAACCAAGTAGAAGCACCGCGTACGGCATTATAAACTGTATCCCAAGATAAATACAGGGAAAAAGCGGCAAGAATAACAATTAAGCCATCTTTAGCCCATTCCCGGGCAGAACCAGCCTGTTTATGTTTTCGCTTCTTC